CCGTATTGACAATATGTTACCGTTTCTCTTGGAAGTCTTTGCATCCAATCCATCTTACGAAGTAAGCCTCTTGGGTTTTCAATTACGAAATAGACAGGATCTAAGGCCATTATTATGTCTAATGTGTATTTGTGTCTAAGACACATAGCAACGGCTTTGTCAGACTTTGGTTGAGGATCGTCAAACAAATTAGCTCTATGAAAATGGCCGTGTCCGAACCCGGCAACTGAAAATACCGAACAATCGGGTGAAGCCCAAATAAAAAACGGTCTTTCACCGTCTTTCAATTTCATAACTTTTCTGATCTGATCTATTTCAACTGTAAGAATATCCGCTGTAATATCACATTCAAAAATTGGATTCATATCAAGAGTTGTAATTTTGACATGACCTTGAGATAATGTTCTAGCTCCCTCTAATCCTGTTGAATCGCCCGCCCACAATTCTAAGCATTTTTTCATTCTTGAACACACACCTTATCATGAAGATCTGAACATTTTTGACATGAATGCTTTGTTGAATATCTCATTAACTTTAGATTAGTGCTTTCGCCTGTTTCAGGATTAATATCACCCTCAACCCAAATAGCCCCGAGACATTCCGGGCATTTCATCACTTGATACCCTTGATTATTCATGTCTAGTGCAAATCTGTTGATGATTTCTTGGTCAATCATGATTATCCGACCCGTCTATACGTCTTAAAGTTATTTATTACACACCGTTGTAATAAAATCATTAATTAATACCAATATATACTATACTATACTATACAATACATTATTATTATTATATTATTAGAAAAAGAAGCCTTAAGAGCCGCTTGAGGGTCGGTTGGGCTATGCTTGCGGAACTAGTAATCATATCATGCACTATAATTGAGGTTTTCGTTATTATTTGGGGGTTGGCTCAAATTAATCGAGAAATAAGAGAATCAAGCGAGTTTTTAGCCACAGATCTTGACGCTAAATTGGCAGCAGTCTTGAAAAATATGGGAATTAATAACGGAGCTGAACCAATCAACCCGATCCAGGCCGCAATTGCTAATATGATACAAATGCGAATGGGTCAATCACAAATGCCTACACAATTAAGAGAAAATAACGGACAATTTCAAAAAATTGTTAAGAAGGATTAATAGCGAGTTATTGTCGGAGTCAAATTATGGCTCGTAAAAAATCAAAGCCCCGAAGAAGTCCACGCTCTTTTAGCGTGTTAAATGCCCTAGAAAGTCTTACTTACGCTCAAATCCTTGCACAAGGAACTACGGGCGGGGGAGTTTGGGATTTCTTTACAGGATCTGGCGATATTGGAATGCAAAGAGTAGGGAGCTATAATCAATTAACTGGTAATACTTATACTATGGAAGCAGTAGGAACGGATCAGATCTCACTAAATGATATGATGATGCAGCCGGGTCAAGCCGTTTCAGTTATGGCGGCTAATTTTCAATCAAACCTTGTTCCAATGGCGGCTCAAGCGTTTGGAGTATCAGTCGGATTTAAGATCGGTCGTAGGCTTTTGAGAGCACCAATCAACAATATTAACAGAAATCTTGTAAGACCTGCACTTGGGAGAGGCATTCGCCTTTAGGATCGTGATTTGAATGGCAACAAATACAGTTACAGGCGTTTTGAACGCGGCTGATGGTCGAAAAATACCATTATCAAGCGAAATCGCGGAATCAACAGAAGCAACCCTTCAAACTGCAACGGCTTTTACCGTTACAGCACAAGATATTGGTGATTATATGCCGGGTGCAAGGATTGTTAGCGGATTAGTTACAGCTCTTAACGGCATCTCTTATGCTTATATTCTTCGTCAAGGTCTGATCCTGGCTACAATTCCCGTTTGTGTTAATGGAGTCGCTTCAAGCACACCAATGCTATGTTCACCCGTAACTCTCCAACCGGGTGATGTGTTGCGTGTTCTAACTTTGACTGCAAGCGAAAGAGACGCGGCTTTAATCGTGAGAACCAATAGAGGCGTAGATCGTATATTTATTGGAACTCCGGCATCGGGAACTACAACTCAACTCCTGGATCTACAAACTGGTAACGCGATCGGAAATACTCTTCAAGGACAAAGAATTATTAAAGCCGTTTTCACTTCTATTGACGGTGCTAAAATTGAAAGTCCGGGCGGGGGTGCTCAAGTATTCGATAATCTTGGAAACTTAGCGGGTGCAGTAACTTGCACTGATCCCGCAAGTGTTCAACCATTAATGTCGCCTGAAATGATACCTGTTCAGTTAAACTTTACAGCATCAGTATTAACAAATGCGTGATTACAATGGCTAAGAAAATGACTAAAGCGGCAGGTCGAAGAAGATTGAAAGAGATCTCTTCTAAATCCTTTAAGTTATTAGGTGAAGGTTATATTTCCATGAAGGATTATGAATCTATCATGAGAATATGTAATTCAAGAGCTAAACAATTAAAATAATGTGATTATATGCCACTTCCAAACGCTGAATTAAGATCTGGGCGTGTCTATACATTATCACAAAACCAAACGCTTGAAACCTTTGCATTAGGTGATAATCCTACTGTAATGGATATTGGCAAACCTTTGTCAGTTGAACAATTAAATGAAGATGAATTAAGAAGATTAGTATTGCTAAAGTTTGCGGTTACAGCGTGTAAAGGAGATTGGATTGGGTTTTTATCGTGAAAAGATTCAGGAATGTATCAGTATATTATAGGAATAGTGACGGAATTATGAAGAAAATACCTCATATTAAATTGTTTTATGATACAAAAGGTAGTGATCGCCCGGTGAAAGTGTATACACTTCCGCCATTAAAACACCCTCAAGAAATAGATGTGGAGCTGAAATAATGACTGGATCGGTTGTTATTGTAATTAATCCCGAAGATTCTAATGACGCATTATGTGTTTGGGTTGAAGATGAAGAAGAAGAGGAATAAATTATGCCATTACCTAACGCTGATAAAGACAAAAGGCTTTACGAATTATTGAAAACCCAGGATCTTGAAAACTTATCTTATGCGGATTTCAAAGGAGCTGCTGAAAAGATATTTGTTGAAGGTGTAAATGAGGACGATCTACGGCGTGTAGTGTTAATCCAATTGGCTAGAATGGCAGTCGCAGGTGAATGGAATGGCTTCACAAGTGCGGGTGGGGGCGGTTCGTCATCTTCTGATGTGGCTTTTGGTAATGTATTCAACTCAAGTAATCAGATCTGGGTCGCTTCTGATGCTGCACCTTATGGGGGTGCGGGAAATACTACATCCACTTTAGGAACTAATTTCCCGATGTGTTATCCTTTCATATCTCCTGTATCGGGCAACATTGATAATTTACACATTAGAGTTAATTCAGGAGCTACTAATACTTTGGATATTGGCATTTATGCCGATAGTGGATCAGGCTACCCAACGACAAAAATTGGTGGCACGACTTCAATTGATTGTTCAGTCGCGGGTTATTTGTCGGCTTCGCCAGGATCTACCGTTACATTAGTTGCCGGAACTAAGTATTGGGTTGTTTATTCATGGCAGTCAAATTATGCGGGTGCAGGTGCAAGCCCGACAGTATGGATTCAGAATCAATCAATGGCTGCCGGATGGAATAGTAATATGGGTCAAGCTCCTAAACTTTCAATGAGTGCTACGACAGGATCAACGAACACATTACCTTCAACTATGCCGACATCAGATTATACAGCGGCTTTCAATAAAAAATTAAGGTGCGGGATCGAGTTTGCCTAAGCCAAAACCGGATCAGATCATACGACATGAATATGTCTTAGGTAAAGTCGAGAGGCAAATGCTTGAACAAACTTCAACGGCTTATTCAATTAATCGTGTAATGAATCCAATTGTTGCAGCTCTAAGTGATGTTTCATTTGTTGCTACTATTCTATCATTATACGGTGTTTATTTGGGCTTCAAATGGGATTTAGGTTCAAGGGGTTTAGATCTGGCTAAGACTACGGTTTCAGAATTAATAGGAGATTTCCAAGACGGTTACGAAGAAGTCAAAGGAACGGCTTATTCAATCTATGATAATTTACCGGAAATAATAATTGAGAGTTTGCCAGGATCCACACCTTTCACATATCAAGGTCTTGAAACATTGTTTGGAGCTGGTCAAGCAGCCTACAATTTACCGGGTGAAGTTATTGGCAATCTAAATCTAAATCCTTTTGACGGTGATGGTATAGATCTAAATCCATTCAATTAGATATTTAATTAAGCGTCTTAGATATTTTCGTTCCGGTTTAGGGGGGGTTAGAGACTCCTCTTCTGTTTTTGGTGGATCAATAATCTCTATTACTCCCTCATACAAAATCTTAGTCCTATGTTGCAGCTCTTCGGCTGAAATTATACCTTGATTATATTGTTTAATATCCTGATCCTTTGGTTTACCGTATGGGAAACACAAACCACATCTAGGCGTAGATCCTGGATTGCATAAACCTCGATCTAAAAATAATGTTTTATTTGTATGATAATATTGAACCTTTGAAGCCTCTTCTTTGAGTGTTTTTCTAACCCAGTAACTAAAGTTGGATTTCTTAGCGGCTAATTCGTCAGATTGTTTATCGAGAGAAACGGTTCTTATGATCCTGGACATTAAATCAGCTCCGACAAAACATGGCCGCCATCTATACATTCAAGGGCTTGAATAATTCTTACTTCTTGAAAATCATTAACATTGAAAATCTTATGACATTTTTTACATCTAAGATTCATACAAAATCCCCCAAAGTTTGACGAACTTGACCTTTAGATTCTAAAGCCGCTGCCCAGATCTCTTCGCTTAATTCTAAAGGTATATGCGACCTTTGACGATGATTCAATTTTGAAGTGCCTTTCATAGCTCCTCTTGGACTTGGTTCATGGCATGGATCGCCATTCTTACACATAGGTCGAGGAGTCCATGTAGCCGGGAAACGACCCCAAAGATCAGTCGGCTTCATTCTAAAATCTCCGTATTGACAATATGTTACCGTTTCTCTTGGAAGTCTTTGCATCCAATCCATCTTACGAAGTAAGCCTCTTGGGTTTTCAATTACGAAATAGACAGGATCTAAGGCCATTATTATGTCTAAT